TTTAGCTGAGACAGGAATAGGAATAGAAAAGTTGGGTTGGAATCCAACAATACGTTTATTTAAAAGCGAAATGCCTCTGTCAAGAAACATTGTTCCAGCAATGGTTGATGTTGGTGGTTTAATACAAAAGAAAGTTCTTAGGGGTGTTGAGATGGAGCAGTCTGTTGAAACCACTTTTAGAACAACTTATTACCCCCTTGTTTTGGATGCTGTTAGAGCATCAGATAGTGCATATCTCCGTTACAGGGGGAAAGCAGTTCCTCAAGGAGAAATAGGCAGAGCTGGTGCAATGATGAAGGCCAGAATGGAAGATGTTTTTTCTAAAGGAGATGGTCATTTAACAGAAGTCCAATTTAGAAACAGAGTTGGTCAAGCAATGGCTAGAGGAGATGTTGATAGCATTGGGGATGCAGCCTCTCCTTTTGTAACTGAAGCAGCAAAAGCTTATCGAAAAGTATTTAATAAAATCAAAGATGAAGCCAACAAAGTAAGATTATTTGAGTCTGAGCTTGCAAGTGATATAGCAGCAGCAACTGCCAGAGGGGATGCTGCGGCAGTAACAAGATTACAAGAACAGCTTGTTAAGCTTAGAGAACAAGGAGTAACCGTTAATACTGCTGCATCGTATGTTCCCAGAATTTATAGAATAGATAAAATAGAACAGAATATTCCTCGTTTTCTAAATATAATTAAAGAATGGGCTATAAGAACAAGAAGAGTAAACCCATCCAATGCTGATAGTTTTGCAGCGCAAGTTCTCGATACAGTTACAAGAAGACGCCCATTTATTGATTATGAATCTGCTACTGATGCTTTGGATTTTGTAAAGTTGCCAAGCGGTGTTCAAGCTAGATCATTGGAAATACCTGATGAACTTATAGAAGAGTTTCTAGAAAGAGACATCGAGTCTCTTATGAGAACCCATGTTAAAACAATGGGAATGGACATTGAGCTTACACGCAAATTTGGAAGCTCATCTATGGATGACGTAATAAAACAAATAACCGATGAGTATCAAAGACTTATAGGTGAAACTACAGATTTTACAAGAAGAGGAAAACTTGCTGAAGGTTTAGAAAATGACCTTCGTGATATTCGTGGATTGCGTGACAGATTAAGAGGAACTTATGGTGCTTCCAAAGACCCTCATCAATTATCTAGTCGTTTTGTTAGGGTTATGAAATCATTCAATGTACTTACTGGAATGGGTAGTGCTATGGTTTCTTCTGTTCCTGATATTGCTCGTATTGCTATGGTAGAAGGATTTAGCAATGCTTATTCTCGTGGCTTTGCTACTTTATTTAACCAACAAGCTGCAACCATAAGAACAATGAGCAAGCCAGAATTAAACAAAGCTGCTATCGGTGTTGATGCTGCGCTTGGTTTAAGAGCGCATGCTATGTCAGATATGGGGGATTTGTTTGGCAATAGATACACTATTGAACGAACTTTAAACGATGCCACTGGAATGTTTTTCTTAATGAATGGGTTAAATATATGGAATCAAGTTCTTAAAGAAATAGCTGGCAATGTCACCATGCTTAGAATGACAGAATCTATTATGGCAAAAAATGGGTGGCAATCTTTGACTGATGCACAGCGTCAAAAGCTTTTAAAAAATGGCATAAGCAGACAAGACTACGGCATTATGCGTATGAATATAGAAACGCATGGGCAAAAAGTTGGTAATGAATGGCTTCCTAATACAGATGCTTGGACAGATGTAACTCAAAGACTAAGATTTAGAAATGCCCTTAATCAAAATGTTGAAAGAATAATTATAACACCTGGGGCTGGTGATAGAGCTTTGTGGACATCTACTGAGTTTGGCTCATTACTTACACAGTTTAAATCTTATGGTCAGGGAGCAATGCAAAGAATGTTTACTTCTGGCCTACAAGAAAAAGACGGTGCTTTTTGGCAAGGTGCTTTTCTTATTGTTGGCTTGGCCGCTATGGTTAATGAGATTAAAAGGGCGCAATATGGTTTAACTAGCAACGAAAGCTTTGATCAAAAACTTATAAATGCAGTAGACCGTTCTGGGTTACTTGGCTGGTTTACAGATGTAAATAACGGCATTGAAAAGTTAAGTGACTATCAACTTGGCATGAGACCTTTGCTAACTGACCAACAGCAATATCCTGTTCATACAACTGCAAAGGCCAGTGCTGTTACAGGCCCAACATCAAGTGCAATACTTAATGCCCTTTCTGTTGCTGGAGATACAATTACAGGAAATGTTAGTAATCAAACAGCTCAAGATTTAAGGTTTATTTTCCCTTCAGGAAATCTTTTTTATCTTGACCCTATATATGATGGGGTTTTTGGTGAAGGTAATGTGAATAGACAACCAGAGGCTAACAGGAGATAGAATAGGCTATGGCTACTATATCGATAGCAGATAATGATGCGAGAAAGCAATATACGCAAGCTGTTACTGCAAATAGCACACAGCTTACTATAGACTTTCCCTTTTTTAGCTTAGATGACATAAATGTTATTGTTACCAATACATCAGGTGTGGATACTACGCTTACTAGAGGAACTGGCACAGGAACTTTTGCGGTTACAGGAAGTTCTGTTGATGATGGTTTCGATGGTGGTCACATCACTCTTGGTGATACTTATGGTAGTGGCACTAAATTCACTATTTTCCGTGACATTACAGTAGAAAGAACAACAGATTTTCCTACTTCTGGGCCTTTTAATGTATCTGCTTTAAATACTGAGCTAGACAAGATTTTTGCTATTGAGCAAGAACTTGAAACAAAAGTTGGACGTACTATGAAGCTTGCTGATTCTGATACAGCAGCTTCTCTAACTTTACCTAACCTTGATACAAGAAAAGGCACTACTTTGGCTTTTAATGCTACAAGTGGATTGCCAGAAGCCGGGCCAAGTATAGCAAGTGTTGGCACTGTTTCTACTAATGTTGCAAACATAAATACTGTTGCTGCTGCTGTTACTAATATAAATTTAGTTGCTGGTCAGATATCCCCTACAAATAATTTATCTACAGTTGCCAGTGCTGCAACAAATATTAACTTGGTTGGCGGTTCTATTAGTAATGTCAATACAGTAGCAGGCAACATAACAGCTATTGGTGCTGCTGCTGACAATGCAACTAAAGCACAGAACTACGCTACAAAAGTAGATGGGCCGATACCTAGCACCTCTGACTTTTCTGCAAAAGCACAGGCTGTTGGTGGTACAGGAGTTACATCTGTAACAGGTTCTGCAAGAGAGTGGGCAATAGGTGGTGGGTCATCACCAAACGCTACAACTGCTGTAGATAGTAGTGGTGAGTTTAGTGCAAAGGGTTACGCCATTGGAGATATGAATAGAGGTTCATCTGGCGCACACTCAGCAAAAGATTGGGCTTCTTATGTAGATGGAAATAACACTGTTGATGGTACATATAAGTCTGCTAGGTATTATGCAGAGTTAGCTGAATCTTATGTTGACACTTTCGATGATAGATATCTTGGTGCTAAATCATCTGATCCTACTCTTGACAATGACAGTCAGGCATTAACAGATGGAGCATTATATTTCGATACATCAAGCAATAAACTTAAGGTTTATGACCTTGGAAACACACAATGGATAGCCATCGAAGCAGGAACAACTGCTGGCTTTGCTATCGCAATGGCTATCGCATTATAGGAGATTGAGATGGCACAAAACTTTCGTAGATACAAACTAACAGGGGTAGGGTCTACAGCCCAAGATATTCCAGATGGTTCAGATTTTGATAGTTTTGATACTATTGTTGGCATTCATATGGCAAACACCAATGCCAATGCAATAACGGTAGATGCTTTTATCACAACTGGGGCAACCGACAGAGGTGCTGGTGATTATTTCACTTATGCCGTTACAGTAAGCGGTGGTGCTTTCCGTTTGGATGGTGTTACTAAGCCAGCCCTGACATTGTATAGAGGCTTTACATACACTTTTGACCAGTCTGATGGCACAAACTCAGGGCATCAGATTGCTTTTAAAGAGGGAGCTGCTGGCTCTGCTTATACAACAGGTGTAACAACTACAGGCACATTAGGTCAGGCTGGGGCAAAGACAACTATAGCTATCACAGATACAACACCAGATGCACTGTATTATTATTGTACTACGCATGGCAATAGCATGGGCAATGACATTACAATCGACAGCGCACACTATCTTATTAAAGATGCTCCTATTGCTGCTGGCGGTGCTTTACAGTTGCTTGATGGCGGTGCAAAGTTTGTTGTGCAATCTGGTGACAGGTTGTTTGTTCGCTCATCAACAGCAAGTTCGCTTGATGTTTGGGTTTCTGCTGTGGATGCAATTAGCACATAGGTGACACATGGGTTATGTAGGCAATCAAACAACAAACAGTTACAGCAGTATGGATAAGCAGACCATCACTGGTAACGGTGGTGCAAGCTATACACTGACACATTCTGTAGCCAACGCTCAAGAAATTGAGGTGTTTGTAAACAACGTCAGACAAGAGCCAGGGGTTGCTTACACAGTATCAGGCACTGCATTGACTATGACAGGCAATGTCGCAAGCACTGATGACTTCTACGTTATTTATCAGGGCAAAGCATTGCAAACAACTGTACCGCCTGATGGTTCTGTAACTGCGGCAAAATTAGATACTGGTGCAGCGGCAACTAATCTTGGCTCATCAGTAAACCTTGCTACAATTAAAGACAGTGGTGGGTCAAACACAGCCATGACGATTGACAGCACTGGACGTATTTTTCAACCAGCTAAGCCAATTATGTCCTTAAGAGGTGCATCAACTTTCTCTAGTTCCAGCCCTTTTACCACAGATACCGCAGCTAATACAGGTGGAGATATTGGGGCAATATCAAATCTAAGAGAGGTAACAGCATGGTCACAGACACACATAAACCAAGGTGGAATGTATGGAAATGATGGAAGATTAACTGCGCCAGTCGCTGGTATATATCAATTTACCATATCGTGTTCTCGTACTTATAGCCAAAATGATGAGAGTAGAAGTTTATGGGTTGTGCATCGTCCAGCAGGTTCATCATCTGTTGAGACAATATATTATACATGGACTGCTGGTGATTATGGTTGGTATACACATAGCTTTACACACATTATGACTTTAGCTGTTAATGACCAAATCTCTGTTGGCGCATATACTAGCTACAAATGGCATTCAGATGTGGTTCATGCCCATTTTTCTGGGCAGTTGATAGGTTAGGAGCAAGCAATGGCATTATCAAAAATACGTTCATCAGGTGTCAGAAATCTTGCAATGAATGGCGCAATGCAAATTGCCCAAAGAGGCACATCTGCAACAGGTTTAGGAACAACCACTGCTGCCCAATGGGTTGTAGATAGAACATTTACTTCAAGTGATAGTGGAGGGCGATACACGGCATCTCAAAACACTGTTACAGATTTGACTGGTTTTACTAAGTCATTAAAACTAGAGTGTACAACTGCTGACACCAGTATTGCGGCTGGTGAATATTTTCTTCTTCAACATAGATGGGAAGGACAAGATTTACAGCATTTAAAAAAAGGCACATCTGACGCAGAAACATTAACGCTTTCTTTTTATGTTAAAGGAAATGCAGCAGCAACTTATACTGCGGAGTTGTATGATTTTGATAACAGCAGAACATTTAGCCAAAGATTTAATGTAACGACTTCATGGAATCGTGTGTCTTTAACTTATGCAGGTGATGCTACAGGTGCTTTTGATAATGACAATGCGCTTAGTTTAATACTTCTTATTTGGCTTCACTCTGGGTCTACTTACAATTCTGGCACACAAAATACTGGATGGGCGGCTGTAGCCTCAGACACTAGAGCAAACTCAAGTGATACATCTTTTTTTGATAGCACATCCAGAACTTTTGAAATAACAGGGCTTCAGCTTGAAGTTGGTGGAATAACAGACTTTGAGCATAGATCATTTGATGATGAACTAGACAAGTGTAAAAGATATTATCAAAAGTCTTTTGCTTATGGTACTGCACCAGCAAACGATATTACAGGTGTTAGAACTTCAGAAATGCCTCCTAGCGACAGCGTAAGTTACGCAGGGGCTATAGTCTATTTAGAAAAAACAATGAGAGCGACTCCTACCTGTCAGGCTTACAACCCTCAAGCAGCTCCTGCTAATTCTGGGGCATACATTAATGATTTAGTAAATGGCACAGTGACAACTGAGTATGCAGTTTCTTCTATCAGTGCAACATCATCAAAGTTAAGATTTTTTCTTAGCACTGCCCCGACATTAGGCGGCAATCCATACGGTTGTAATTGGACAGCCCAAGCGGAGTTGTAAATGGATATTCAATCAGCCCAATACGGTGCAAATCAAGGGGTCAATGTTTGTGTTATTGTTACAAATAGCAATGGCGAAAAGCTCTTTGTGCCTTTAGACCCAGACAATACAGACTATGCAGCCATTCTTGAATGGGCAAAGGAAGATGGCAACACAATACAGGATGCAGACTAATGCCTTACATTGGAACACAGCCCCTGACAGGACAGTTTAAAAAGCTAGACGCAATCTCTGTAGTCAATGGTCAGCCAAATTACACGCTGAACTACAACGGTACAGCCTACAAGCCAGCGACTGCCAATGCTTTGCTTGTCAGCGTGAACGGTGTGATACAGGCTGCTGGTGATGCGTTCAATATAAGTGGGTCAACAATCACGTTCACTGAGAACCTGGTCACTGGCGATGTCATAGACTTCATCATTGCGTTGGGTGACACAGGCTCTGCTGTTACGCCTGTCGATGGGTCTGTGACAACGGCAAAGCTAGCAAATGATGCTGTTACATCTGACAAGCTAGCGCATGACCTGACTGTGCAGACCAGCCTGAGTGTGCCGACAATCAAGGACGGTAGCGGCTCAAATACTGCTATGACTATTGATAGCAGTGGGCGTGTGTCGTTTTCACAAAGACCTTATGTCTATGTTGATTTGGGTGGCACCACTGGTGTCTATCAAACTATGTCTGCGGGTGCTATGCCATTTAATACTGTAAGGGACGGTGATTCATCTTTGTGGAGTACAACTGCTTATACATTTACTTGTCCTGTAGATGGCCTTTATATGGTTTCTCATGGTGGGCTTATAGCGGCAAATACAAACCACGAAATTCATGTTATGAGAGGCCGTTCAGGAGTAAATTCAATTCAAGCCCGTTTTTTTGAGCAACAAAGGGTAAACCGTGGGTCTGTTCTTCTTTCTTGTTTAGCAAATGACACAATTTATTGGCAAAATTATCATGGTATGGATTTTTACAATGGCACTGGGGCTAACACACATACCTTTGGCACTATTGGTTTGGCTAGATAGGAGACTGATATGGCACTGACACGAATAAACAATCAGGCTCTTCCGGCAGGCTCTATTTTGCAAGTAAAGTCAAGTTCAAGCACCGCTGCTTCAAGCATTGATACAGAAACTTACACCGATATACCGTCTATGACGGCAACGATTACCCCGAGGTCAACTAGTAGCAAAATATTAATTCAAGTTTCATTTGGTCTTTTATGTAGCACTGGCTCTTCAACTGGTTGTTTAATGAAACTGTTTAGAGACAGTACACAAATTGGTGCTGGCTCTGGCGCAGATACACATAATGTGTTTTTGCAAAACTATAACGGTGCAAATAATTTATTTGAGCCAAGGTTTCATGCGTTTGTTGATAGTCCTAGTTCTACCAGCTCAATCGTTTATAAACTGCAATGGCGTGTAGTAGCTGCAAGTAGCGGTGAAACATGGTATATGAATAGAAGAGGCAGTGATAACTATGCAAGAACACAATCAACTTTTTATGTAATGGAAATAGCTGGGTAACAGATGGCTATTGATCCTGTATCGGCTATTGCTGTAGCCACCACCGCATACAGGGGTATAGTTTCAGCTTACAGGGCTGGCAAGCAAGTAGAGGCCATGTCTAAGGACATAGGCAAGTGGATGGGTGCTATTGCTGATGTAAAGCAAGCCCATCAAGAAAAGAAGCAATCTCGATTTAAGAACGTAGAAGAACAAGCTCTTGATACCTATGCAGCTTTGAAAAAAGCTGAGAAGATGGAGATGGACCTTAAAAACTTTTTGATAGCTAACTATGGCTTCAACGCTTGGACTGACTTGATGCGTATCCAACGTGGCTTGCGTCAAGAACGATTGGAAGAAAAACGCAGAAAGGCTAGACGAGTACAGAAAATTATGGATATGCTTGGCTTAGGTTTTGCAAGTTTACTTATAGCTTCTATGGTAGCTGGGCTTGTGGCTTGGGTAGTATGGTTAAAAGGAGGCTTCAAATGAGTGCAGAAGACGTAGCAAGAAAGCTATTGGAACTAAAGATACTGCCACGTTTTATGATGTTATGTATGACTGGTGTATATATACGTTGTATTGAGTGGGCATTGTCACAGCCAGATTTGACAACTCAGCAAGCTAGTTTAATCTCTGTAGTTACAGGAGCTATGACAGGCAGTCTAGCAGTTTGGTTAAACTCAGAGAAGTAAATGCCAGCAAAGCTGAATGAGAATACTGAAGTAGCATTACCACTACGCAATATCATATCTATGGTTGCAGCTGCTAGTCTGGCTACTTGGGCTTACTTTGGCTTGATAGAAAGGCTTAATACATTAGAGACTAACCAGACTATGATGCGTTCTGATTTAGAGCAGAACACAGAGTTTCGTATTAAATGGCCTAGAGGCGAAATGGGAAGTTTGCCAGCAGACAGTGAACAGTTCATGTTGATAGAACACTTGGCAGTTGAGCTAGAAAAATTACAAAATGAAATAGAGGGTGGTATGGCTCCCTATGATCAACAACAAAAATTAACACTAGAATTTTATGAGAAGCGTATTAGTAATCTTGAAGAAAACTTAGAGAAGATGCGAAACGGTGGTTGAGCTTACATTTGTATTATTATTGGTAATGAATGGTGAAAAGATGGAGTACACACCGTACAGGTCTTTAGCTGAGTGCTTGTCAGTAAGACGTAAGATTAAACGTAATGTAGGTCATACCAATAACTTTGACCAGAAATGGTCATGCAAAGAGCATAAAGTTATGGTTCTTAACGGTGAAATCTTGGAGTTTATTGAATGATACAACTATTAGGAATAGCTGGTAGTCTTGCCAAAACATTTTTAGAAGGCAAGGTAGAAAAAGAAAAAGCCAAAGCAGAGGTAATGAAGACTGCGGCACAGCATGATAGTAAGTGGGAACTAATCATGGCTGAGTCTACAAAAGGAAGCTGGAAAGACGAGGCAGTCACGATTGTTGTACTAGTTCCTGTGATAATGTGTTTTATTCCTGGCACTGAAGAACTTGTAAAGTCTGGCTTTGACAGGCTCAATGAGTTGCCTGACTGGTATCAGTATCTACTTTACCTTGTTTGCAGTGCTGCGCTTGGCATTAAAGGTTTGGATAGACTTCTTCGCAAGTGACCTCATCATTAGCGTAGAACGTGTTTGTTTAGTTGCTACGGCTGCTGCTCTGTTAAATAGTTTTTCACGTTTGTCAGCCAGATATTCAGCAAATTCATCTGGGGTCATTGACAAAACAGGATCATTATCATTAATCTGAGTCATGGCTGCCCTCATCGGCGGTTGTATGGGAAGAGGAGAAGGGGTGTGCTTCAAACACTTCTTCTCCGCCCCCTGTCAAAATATCTTCTATAATAAATATAAGCATCTGCGCTACAGAAGACTTGTTCTCTTTATCCCCATATCCCCAAATAAGGAAGTTAGTGTGTCCCCTGTCGTCATTTACAATGGTGACAGATATCTTTACCGCATCTTTAGTTACCTGTCTTACGTTGATAAACATCTGACGGTATGAAGTGAATACACCAGCACCTGTAACCCAGAGGCAGTTGTCTTCAGCTATGCATTGTGGTGAGAATATCTGTGCCTTTTTTGCAAGAAGACTTTGCAGACCTCTATCGTGTAGGCATTCATTTGTCATCTCGGTAACGGACTTTCTGGATTTCTCGTCCCTCTGAGTAGTTTTCATAAGGCTTCTTTAGATTCTGCCAACCGACACCGTAGTAGCATCGGTCGCAGAATCTGTCCCCTGCGGCTGTTACAGTAAAACTATCTAGCTGACAGTTAAACATTTTGCCGCACTCACGGCAACGTGCAAATATATGGTTACGCTGCTTTGAGCTTGTTCTTCGCCTTTTTGAACTCATCAGTTACCTGACCCTTTACAACTTTGCCCAGTGTAGAGATAGCTGCTGAATGCTTACGCCATGCTTTGTCAATCTCTTCAACTGACTTAGCTTTGTTAAAGTCTTCGATGATAACAGAGCCATCCTCTTCATCCAAGTCCATAGGTAAGTCCTCACCAGCATAGACATTGAGGCCAAGACCGTGGAATGCAATAGCTTTGACTAAGCAACGCTGTAGAGCCTTGTTAACCTGTGCGCCATCTGGATGCTGAACAGATTGATTTTTGTGATCCATAACGTAATGAATCTCTGTATGAGTTTGTTCTTCAATAGTGACAGACACAGCCACATAGGTATGCCCTTTAGTGTCACGCATGAAAGGGAGTGGATTGTCCTGATTGTCACGGAAGATATGCTTCTCGAACGTGGCACTAGGATACTTCTCCTTGACGTAAGCCCAAGCCCAAGCCCATGATAGGTAGTCAAACTTACCCTTCTTTTTGACTTCTGGTGATACATCAAACTTAGATAGTGTTGACCATACATTACTCATCATTCTTCTCCTTTGGTGCAATGTGTGAACATGTTAGTGTGCCAGCACGAGAACGTGTGACACGAATCTTGTGGCCTGATAGGTTGCCTCCAATGTCGTAGTCCATACGCCGGCATTTCTCAGGCATCTTAGACTTGAATGCATCTTTGGCTTCATCACTTAGCTTGACAGCATCCTTTGCATCGATGATAGCTTGAGACACCATACGCATAGTAGAGTCTGTTTCTTCAGACCAGTCAGGCAAGTCACGCATATTCATAACGAACATATCTGAGTAATCTACAGGTGGTAATGCAAGAGGTGTTTTTAGCACCCCATTCTGATACATATCCCAGAATTGATTACATTGCACAAGGTAATCATCTAGCCACTTATGGTCAGCTTTGATGAGTCGCCATTCTAGACGGCATCGTACACCGAATAGAGCCACAAGATAGCAGACGTTGCGACCAGCCACGAGCATATGGTGCTGACATTGTGGCGCATATAACTCACATAGTTCGTCCATGTCCTTGAAACCAAAATGAGTTTTAACTTCCACAGGATCAAGAGAGCCAGAAATACAAGCATCAAAGGTAGAATGCAAAGGGACGCCGTCAATAAGATTAGTTTTGCCAGCTCCTTCCATGCAAACATTTTGTGCCTCCTGTTCTACCCATTTGTCGATGATGAACGATTCCATATGAGAGCCAGCATCCATCATAAGTTGGACTTGCTTGCTGGGCTTGAATGTTTCTTCACCACGCTTTTGTGCTGCTAGTGTTTGCCATTGTTCGATATCACCAGAGGCGATAACTTTGGCATCTGACGAGCCGATGTAGGTGGCTCGTTCCTTTAGCTGTGCTTCTGTCAACATGGTGCTTGCTCCTCAAGTTTGTCCATCTCACGGTTGTAGCATTCGCATTCACCGTTTTTGATTTCACTGTATCCACACTCATGTTCACAATCTGGTATTGGTATATCTTTTTCTTCAGACATATTAATCTCCTCTGTAATCGGCCTGCTTATATAAGTCAGGCCCGCATTCTTCGGCTTGTTGATCCGCCCATGCATCTTCCATTGCATCACGGAATTTGTAGGGATTGAAGTTTGTGTTGGCATGTCTCCTTACTTTGATGAAGAATAATTCCTTGTTTTGAACAAGGGGTGATATCTCGGCAGCAAGCCACCGATAGTCTTTTCGGGTAAGTGCCATGTGTCTCCTCCTTGCATGACAATTCACATTAACATATTATTGGCTTGAATAACAGGTGAAGTGAATGAGCGAATCAGAATTTACCTCTGACTTAATCAAGCAGTTTCAGTTGAGGCGTTATCAACTTGGCTTGACCCAGCCTGATGTTGACCAAAAGATTGGAGTCGCAACGGGACTCTGTGCAAAATGGGAAATGGGTAATAGAAAGCCAACATTGTTTAATGCATACTGCTGGGCAGAAGCCCTTGGATGCGAGATTAAGCTGGAGGCGAAACATGATATGCGGGATTGACCCTGGCCTTACAGGAGGCATAGCGTTCCTACACAACGATGTTGTTTTGGCGATACGAACACCTGTCATTAAAGTTCAGAAAAAAAATTATCTCAACGTAGGTGAAATTGTGTCACTTCTGATGAAGCATGACCCAGACCACATTTATATTGAGAAGCAACAAGCAATGCCGAGGCAAGGCGTAGCTAGTACGTTTCGTACTGGTTTTGGCTACGGTATTTACCTTGGCTTGATTATTGCATTAGGCATCAAGCATAC